AGTTGGCGATAAACTCATTGAGGAAAAGGTTGGTAGGAAGATTCGTTGGGAAGTCCAGTTCAGCAAGACATCGCCAGCATTTCAGTCTGGAGAATACGATTTTTATTTCCGAGGCGATGTTGGTATTGACAGCATTGGTGATTTGGTCGATACTGCAGAGATGATGGGCATTGTAGAACGTACAGGGGCTTGGTATATCCTTCCTGACGGTACTAAGTTGCAGGGTAGAGACAAGTTTGTTGCTCGTGTCCGTGAAGACTTAGACCTACAGGATGACATAAAGGCAAGGGTAGTTCGTGGGTAAATACACAGTATACCAGGGAAAGTTTCCTTGCCATACTTGCAGGGTAGAAGTCAAATCAGTTAGACTATATCCAGTAGAAAAACTCATAACCTGGATGTGTCCAGAGAAGCACCTTAACGAAGTAAGTCTAGAAACTAAAAAGAAAAGGGACTATGAGCGAGAGAAGTGAGAGCAAACGTCTAGGGGCTAAACAGCACAAAAACTCTGGACGTGGAACTCATAAGGGTGACGCTTCATGGGAAGGATTTACTGTAGACTTTAAAGAAGTTGGTAAGTCCTTTACCCTTAATAAAGAGGTATGGGCTAAGGCAACTACAGATGCTATTCGTAATAACGATAATCCAGCAATTGTAGTTGTCCTTGGCGAAGAGGGTATTAAAACAAGATTAGCAGTCATTGAATTATCCCTATTAGAGATGATACTTGACCTATTACCCCCAGATAGTGTATAATAGAACTACAACATTAAGGATATTAAATGGAACAAACAACAATTGAACAGGTCAATGGTCTCACAGAGATTGCTGACTTTATGAATGATGAAGAACTGACTACTGCTCTTACCTTTATTGCTAAGGTAATTCTTAAGCCAGATATTCCTCTTAACGTTGCACAAGTAGAAATCGTTCGTCTGCAAGCAATTGCTGCGAAGATGTCTTTCAAAGCCACATGGCTTACTAACGTAGATAAAGGAGACAGAGCGAAAAAGAATATTTACTATACCGCTGCTGAGGCTATCAACAACCTCGTTTCGGCTCTTAAATATATCACTCGCTAAGTTTATTATGGCAAAAAATTTATTAAATCAGGTGATGCTTAAGAAGGTGGAGACAAATCCAAACTCTAAGCCATCATTCCTGAACAAGCAAGAACTTATCGACAAGATTAATTCTGGATATACAGTTAATCGTATAGATAAGTTTCAAACTAAAAAAACATTTGCACCCAGTACGATTGCATTTTCTCACGGAGAATGTCCTCGCTACTGGTATCTTGCATTTGAGGGTGCAAACTTTGTAGACAATGCTGATGCATATGGCGGTGCCAACATGACAGCAGGTACAAAAGCACACGAAAGAATCCAAGAAGCAATGGGCAACGTTCCAGGACTTCTAGTAGATTCTGAATTCAAGGTAACATACAATGACCCACCTATCTTTGGATACGGTGACGTTATTCTTAACTGGGAAGGCTCAGAACTTCTTGGTGAAATTAAGACAATGCCTAACGAGGGCTTTGAGTATCGCAAAACTGCAGGAAAACCTAAACTGGGGCACATGGTCCAGTTACTTATTTATATGAAGATTCTGAATAAGAATAAGGCAATTCTGATTTATGAGAACAAGAACAATCACGAACTGTTGATTTTTCCTGTAGAATTAAATCAGTACATGTACGAGTGGGTAGAGAACGCTTTTGAATGGATGAGAAATGTTCGAAAGGCATGGGAAGATAAAACCCTGCCTGAGAAAAACTATCGTTCTAATTCAAAGATATGCAAGACATGCCCTATACAAGCGGCTTGTGCTTCTGCAGGTTCTGGAGAGATAAAAATTAAATCTCTGGAGCCTTTAGATGAAAAACAAACATTGTAGTTGGTGCGATAAGCAATTCCAAACTAAACTATCTTATCAGATATACTGCTCTCCCGAATGCAGGGAACAGGCAACTAAAGAAAAGATTGCCCAGAAGTATCTTAGAGATAAGGTTAAGAAACGTGCTGGCAAGATAAGGCTTTGCAAGACCTGCGGAAAACAACTGTCTATGTATACAGAAGAAGTTATCTGTCAGTCTTGCGATATCAACCCAGATGATGTTAGAGATATTCTCAAGGAGATTAAAGGAATCATAAATGGTAAAATTGAACTTGAATAAAAAGCCTAAAAGATTTTGCTCTATTGATGCTAGTACAAATAGCCTAGCATTCGCTATCTTTGAGGATGATAGAATCATTGCCTGTGGCAAGATTAAGTTTGAAGGCACAACAACATATGAAAAGGTTTCTGATGCTGCTAAAAAGACTAAATCATTCTTTGATAAGTTTGACTTTGATACAATTATAATCGAACACACAGTATTTATGAACAGCCCTAAGACTGCTGCTCAACTGGCTATGGTCCAGGGAGCCTTGCTTGGGGCTGCTTCTATGTCTGGGGTAAAGAAGATTGGCTCCGTATCACCTATGACATGGCAAAACTTTATTGGTAATAAGAAACTAACTAAAGAAGAAAAGCATGAGATTCAAAAGAAGAATCCAGGAAAATCTGTATCTTGGTTCAAGAGTGAGGAACGCAATGTTCGTAAGCAAAGAACGATTAACTTTATTAATATAAACTATGACAAGCAGTTAGAGGATGACGATGTGGCTGATGCATGTGCTATTGGACACTGGGCATTGAAGAACTGGGATAAGGCGTTTGGATACTAATGGCTAACAAGTTTTATACAAATGAGGCATGGCTAAAGAAACGCTTCCATGTTGACAAGAAAACTCCAGAGCAGATTGCTATAGAATGTGGGACTAGCGTAGAAACAATCTATGTTTATCTTGCAAAATTTAAACTAAGGAAGTCAAAGAGATGAAAAAAGTAAGGTCAGTAAAGCCACAGGAAACAAAGTTTAGCAGGGTATATGAACTGCAAGTTGGCAACTTTACTGTTGCTAGAGGTGATATCATTAAGATAGATGGAGAACACGGTAGCAAATTCAAGTTTGATGCTGTTGTGACTAATACCGAAAATGGTAAGGTCTGGGTAGATTGTTTTGATATGCACAAGAAGTCTTTGGGTGGGTTTCGTTCTTTCTCACCAGAGAGAGTAAAGCGTATACCAACAAAACGAGGAAAGCGAAAACAGAATGTCGATTGAAGACCTAACAGTTGAACATCTAGATGAGATGAACAAAGTTGTGGAGAAGTATCTCCAGGGAGAAGAACCTACCCAAATTTCCAAAGCACTTGCACTACCACGTCAAAAAGTTATGGCACACATCAACCAGTGGCGTGTGATGGCTTCTGATAATGCTGCTATTCGTGCTAGGGCTAAGGAAGCCTTGGTAGGTGCAGACACACACTATAACAAACTAATTAGTAAAGCATATGAGGTTATGGATGATGCAACTACTGTTGCTAATCTTAGTGCTAAGACTGCTGCAATTAAACTTGTTATGGATATCGAGAGCAAGCGTATTGATATGCTACAAAAGGCTGGACTACTTGAGAATAAAGAACTAGCAGAAGAGATGCTAAATATCGAACATAAGCAGGACATTCTTGTTGGTATTCTTAGAGATATTGCAAGTGAGTATCCACAGATTCGTGACGAGATTATGCGTAGACTTTCGCAGGTATCGAAAGAACAAGAGGTTATAACCATTGTCAATGTTCAATGATTTTCTAGAAGTCCTAAAGAATAACAACTTTGATGAGATGCCTGTAGATGCAAAGACATTCGTAGAAGGCGAAGACTTCCTTGCACAGCCACCCCTATCACAAATCCAGTATGACATTGTAGAAGCAATGAGCCAAATCTATAGGCTAGAAGACGTTATAGATATCTTTGGAGAAGAAGAAGGTCGCAGATATTACAAGAAGTATACCAAGAATGAAGTCATCCTACAACTAGGTAAGGGTTCTGGTAAGGACTTCGTTTCTACCGTTGCTTGTGCCTATATCGTTTATAAGTTACTTTGTCTTAAAGACCCTGCTAGATATTTTGGTAAGCCAACAGGAGACGCTATTGATATCATCAACATCGCTATCAACGCACAACAGGCTAAGAACGTTTTCTTCAAGGGCTTCAAGAATAAGATTGAACGCTCACCTTGGTTTGCTGGTAAGTACTATGCAAAGGTAGACAGCATTGAGTTTAATAAATCTATTACTGTTTACTCTGGTCACTCAGAGCGTGAATCTCACGAAGGTTTGAACCTTCTCCTTGCTGTTCTCGATGAGATTTCTGGTTTTGCTAATGAGGTTGGAACTGGCAATGACCAAGGCAAGACAGCAGACAACATCTATAAAGCCTTCCGTGCTTCCGTAGACTCTCGTTTCCCAGACTTAGGCAAGGTAGCCCTGCTATCATTCCCTCGTTATCCTGGAGACTTTATCTCCCAAAGATACGATGCAGTAATCGCAGACAAAGAAGTGGTTACAAAGAAACACACCTTCGTAATGAACCCAGACCTACCACCAGAAGCAGAGGGAAACACACTGGACATTGAGTGGGACGAAGACACAATCTTGTCTTACAAGTTCCCTGGAATGTTTGCCATCAAGCGACCAACATGGGTTGTCAACCCTACCAGAAAGATTGATGACTTTAAGTTAGCGTTCTATACAGACCTTGGAGATGCCATGATGCGTTTCGCCTGTGTTCCTACCTACTCCTCTGACGCATTCTTTAAGCAGCAGGAAAAGGTCCGTGCCTGTATGACAATAGTTAATCCAATTGACTCTAGCAAACGCTTTATGGAATCATTCAAGCCAGACCCAGATAAGAAATACTTTGTCCACGCTGACCTTGCACAACGCCATGACAAGTGTGCTGTTGCTATCGCTCACGTTGAGAAGTGGGTAAATGTGCAGGTAGTTAAGGATTACGCACAAGTAATGCCAATCGTAGTAGTAGATGCAGTAGTCTATTGGGAGCCTAGAATTGAAGGACCAGTAAACCTATCAGACGTGAAGCAGTGGATTCAGAACCTACGCAGACTTGGATTTGACATCGGAATGGTATCGTTTGACCGTTGGCAATCATTTGATATCCAGAATGAATTAAAGGCTGTTGGTATAAAGACTGAGACTGTTTCTGTTGCTAAGAAACATTATGAAGATATGGCTATGCTTGTTTATGAAGAGCGTCTGGTAATGCCATCCATCGAGTTGCTATTTGAAGAACTAACGGAACTAAAGATTATGAAGGGTAATCGTGTAGACCACCCTCGTAAATCTTCTAAGGACCTTGCGGATGCTGTATGTGGTGCTATCTTTGGTGCTATATCTCACACACCTAGAGACAACAATCAGATGATAGAGATACACACATTCCGTGATAGAAAAAAGACTGAAGAATTGCACGAATTTGATAAGCGTAATATCATAGAACGCAATAAGCCAGAGCAAAAAGACCTAGATTCATACTTTAAACAGTTTAACATTAATATAATGTAGTGGTATAATAGTTTTGTTGGACAACTTCCAACGAGGAGAACAAAATTAAAAAAACCCAAAGACTTATACTCACAATCTTCTTAGTGTTTGCACCGCTGTTTTTTGCACAACAGGTGTTTGCAGAAACAAGAGAAGAATATAATGCCACTATTGCAGAAGCACAGGCAAAAGTTGATGCTGCCGAGAATGCTTTAGAGCAAGCAGAAAAAGAGTTAGCAGCCGCACAAGAGTTGCAAACACAAACAAATGAGGCTGTTATCAATGCTCAGAAAATTTTAAATAACAAGAACGCAGTTGTAGGAGATAGGGCACAGGCTGTTGCCGATGCTAGAGCGGCAGTTGAACAAGCACAATACAACTATGACAACAATCTAATTTCAGACCCTGACTGGACAGCACCAACCTATCAAAAAGAACACATACGCACAGTTGCAAACACCAGAACAGTGGAAGTACGAACACTTGTTCCGCACACAGAGACAACATTTCAAGAGCAGGTAATTCCTAACCTACTACCTAACCCAGCACTAACCAGCACAGAGGGCTGGAGCGGAGTTTACGCAGGGTGGCAAGGCTCACAGCCAGGTATGTTTGACGGAGAGATTGTTTTCTCTTACATGAACCAGACAGTTAGCCAAGGACTATACTCTGGACCTTTTCAGAACGCAACACTGACTCTATCTGCTGACTGGTATAGCGACTGGACTTCAGATTCATATTCAATGACTGTCACAGCGGAGGACATCAACCGAAACCCAGTTGGAACTGCCACATATACCAACACAAGAACAGGACACGATTGGACAAATAGAAGCGTAACTCTTGAGGCAACAGGACCTGTTTCTTACATCACCGTTTCATTCTCTGGAATCGACCACGGTTATTGGTATGGAATGTATGGACCTCGTATGAAGAATCCAGCACTAGAAGTTTCTTATGGTCAGTATGTAACAGAAACAACTTACGAAGAGGTTATCACTTATGAACAAGAAATCTATTACACTTACGAAACATACTACACTACAGAATTACTTTTAATAGAGGGGACTGTCGATGTAAAGATTAATGAGGGCGGAGAAGCAACTTTTGTTGCTCCAGGCAATGCAGTATTCGTTTCAAGCAGCCTACGTTATCAGGCTATAGACAACCCTGCTTGTGGAGAAGCAATTAGTCCTAGAAACTTAGGCGAAAACACCATCCAACTTATAGCAAACAACGGAATCTGGGGAGACCCTTGTGGTGGCTGGTATAAGCATATAGTAGGAACTCTTTCATATCTAGAACAACCAACAGCCCCACTAATTAAAAATCCAGAACTTCTTTTGTTGCTAAAAGAACCACAAGATATTTATGTCAATGCTGTCATAGGATATGAAACAGCCCAGTCAGATTTGGAAAATGCTTTTCTAGAGTTAGAAGTTTTACAAGATAAACAAAATGAAAACACAGTTATAATTGAAGTAGCATCAGCAGATGTAATAACAAAACAGGAGGAACTAGTTGTCGCTCAACAAGAACTTAACGCCATTCCACCTTATGAAGAGCCAACACCTACACCTACGGAGACCGAGGAACCTGTTGAAAAGCCAACAGAAGTTGTCCCAGAACCGCTACCAGAACCAGAGCCGCCAGTGTCCCCCGAACCCAGTGAACCTGAGTTACCAGTAAATATTGAAACGGTAGACCCACAAACACTTTCAAATGAACAAGTAGCAGAACTTATATCTGTTGCAAATGAAATTTTAGAAAACTCTGAGCAAGGCTCGCCAGAATATCGGGAAGCACTCGAAGCCCTATTCGTAGCAGCAGAAGCAAACGATATTGAACTATCGGAAGAACTTGCAGCCATTCCTGGTTTGTCAGCAGCAGTAGATGCTATTAACTTTATTGGTAACGTTGGAGCAGACATGTCTCCAAAGGTTAGAGAAGAATCTGAAAAAATTGTTGTGACAGCAGTTGTTGCAGTTGGAGCAGCAGTTAACGCAGCAACAGGAGCAGCACTTACTGCAGCAGCACCATCTGCCGCAGCATCTGTATCAGCAGGTGGCTCAAGTGGAACATCTAGCATAAGGAGGAAAGATTAATGAAGAAATTTTTAAATGACCTAATAGGTCAAGCATGGACACTCCTTGGTATGTTTGTAGCATGGCTAGTCCTTGAGGGTTCTGCAAAAGAAGTTGTAGGGTATGCAATCGTTGGAACATCTGTTCTATGGATAATTACCTATCCACTTAGAAATTCAAAAGATAAGGAGGAAGATTAATGAAAACATTCGGTAATGTACTTATGCGTATCATCGCAACCTTCGTAGCATCTGCACTTGGTGTGGTTGGTGCTGGAACCGTTGCAAGCGGTGTGAGCGGAATTGATATCCCAGTTTGGTTTAGTGCTGTTATGGGCGGTATTTTGGCAGTAGCGAAGGTGGTAGAACTCCTATCCCTAGCATTCCTTGAGGATGGCAAGTTGTCTCGTAATGAGATTGACGCTGCTTTCCGTCAGACTGTTGCTCTAAAAGATGTGAAAGAAGATACACACACATCTAAGAAATAACTTGACAAACCCCTTTCGGTGCCTTATAATAGATATAGACCTGAAAGGGGTTTTTCTATGTCAATGACTTTTGACGAATGGCTACAATATGGCTTAACACAAGGTTGGGTTGGTCCTGCTGTTTGTGCTATCCACGATGGCTTACCAACAACTGCAGAAGAAGATAATGGATGGGAACTAGGTGCAGACGATTGCATCCATGTTCTAAGACTGTATCAAGATAAAGAAACAAAGTTGGCTGTGGAAGAGAACCATGCACCATCTGTATGGCGAGCAACAAACAGTGGTTACACTGTATAATTAAATAGTGATGGGCATTAACTCAGTTGGCAGAGTGTTCGACTGTTAATCGAAATGTCCCTGGTTCGAACCCAGGATGCCCAGCAAAGATTCTGTAAC